TGCAGTCACCATTAGTATCCCCATCTCTTTTGCAAGATTACGCAATTCTTCAGCAACATACTTGTCTTTGATGAACTGGTCGTTAGGATTGACTTTAACAGATACTGGCATTACTAGATCCAAATAGTCAATCATCACAAAGTCAATGTTAATACCTGTTTGAATTTGTACCTCTTTTAAATAAGCACGAATGTCATTTACATTACTTTGTGCAGGCAATCCTTTAACACGATATTTACCTGCTTTCTTGCCTACCATCTTAACTTTGAGTTCAGTTGATCCGATATCTTTACGAATATCTCTTGTACCCATATTAGTTAACATAGCATCTGTACGCAAACTAGTTAATTCTTCACTCAATTCTAATGTGACATAGACTCCGCTCATTCCTGTTTGTAACCAATTTAATGCTATGTTCATCATAACAAGACTTTTACCTGAACCTGAACCACCTGCAAAGATATTCAATTCACCACGACTCATACCACCATATAATATCTTATCCATTTGCGGCCAGCCTGTACTAACTTGTCCACCACTGTTAAAATATTTGTTAATTCTTCCTGCTGGATCAGCAAAATAATCTGTACCCATGTCTTTCTGTAAACTGATTTGTACTGCATCTTTAATTAGTTTCTCAACAGGACCAAAATCACCTTTCTCAAGTAAGTCAGCACTTTTTAATATTGCTCTTTCTAGTTCTTGTCGTTTAGTAAAACTTTCAAATTCTTCAAAGAACCAATCATAATGTCCTTGACTCAGTTCAGGTATGACTTCAATATCTATACCAGTTAATGCTTTAATCTGTGTACTATCAGGTAGTACTCCATATTTTGTTGTATGCTCTTTAAATAATTCTGCGGCAGGGCGCAATGATTTATCAAAGTTTTCCGAGTTCATGATGTTCATAACTCTGGTATATAGCTCGGCATTTGTAATCATCATTTGCAGAAACAACTTTTGCAATTCTACAGTATATTCTTTATTATCCGATTGTTTTCTCAATTTTCTTCCTCTGTATTTCTATTTTTATTTTACTCATTGTAGCATTTTGTAAGATACTTAATAGAGTTGCCAATTTACCATAGCGCACTACAGCATCATTAACATCCTTAATATCCGTTTCCCAATTAGGTAAACTAACGCTATAACCTAATTCTAATGCCCTATCACATAATTTTAATCCTGTTTTATCTCTATCAGGGACTACAATAATTTGTTTATTTAATGATGCAATCAATTGTGCTTGCTCGTTGCTTATGTCATCATGCATAATTGCTATACCATCGATACTTAATGCATCAAATATACCTTCTGTTAAGATACATACTTGCCATTCAGGTTTCTGTATATCAATGTTGAACACATAGCCCGGCTGTTGTTCGTTGATATATTTTGGTATTTTATTGTCTAAGAACCTGCTAGTGTGACCAACAATTTTATTCTTATAAGTGTAGGGAATGATTATTCTATTTGCGTAACGACCTTTTAGATTAGGTGTTATTAAGAACGGATACTCATTATGATTTATCCCCCTCGATTGCACATAATCAACATACACTTTGTGTAATGGATTATTTTCGTCTAACATTTCACCCTCAGGTAATTCGTGATCCTTGAATTTGATTTTTATTTTAGTTTTCTTTTGTATGACAATATCAAGTAAATCTTTTTGTTGTAGACTTTCTAAACTCCACTTACCTATTTGTGTATCGTCAATGCCGCACCATAATAATAGTTGCTTTGTTTTATATGATATGCTACGACCTAATACAAAGTTACATTTGTATCCACAGTTAAAACAATGCATAGACCAGTTAGTTTGTCCGTCAAACTTAATGCCACCTCGCATTCTGCGGTCAGGTTTATGCCCAAGATGGCCGCAACAAATAGCATTAAAGCTATGCCAGCCGCTACTTGTAGTCTTTTTCTTGCCGGGAATTATAGATAAAATATCAAACATTAGTAGTAGTATAACATACTCTAACAGAGATATCAACAACTATGGTTGTTTATCTTGCTAATATATTAGTTACCATACCAGCATTGCTTTCAAATTGCATTCTGATATATGGGTGAAAGCCTTCTACAACATAACCTTTTGTATCGGTTACTTCTTCATATGTGTCAGCAAAGATTGGATACCAATCTCCATCAACAATTGTGGAACCTTCAATAGCTATGTTACCATAATAGTCACTATATTCAGCTTGTATGGTCAATATGCTATTGTCATTTGTACTGATAACGCTAGTGTAATATATTAGATTGCTATCGCTATTCCCATTTGCGTTATTATTAGGGAATGCTTGACCAGTAGGAATTGTGACAGGCATTGAAGGAATAAAGCTAGGAAGGATACTATTAACAATGTTTAAATCACCACGTGCTCCTGCATTTTGGTCTACAAATACAGGGAAGTCAAACTCACCCACTGGAATTTCTAATGAATAATAACACTTCTGTGCATCAAATCCGTCTATATCAGCAGGACCTAATTCTAGTGCGGCAATACCCGTTGCAGGTAATTGTAATGTTAATGCTTTTTGTAATAATACCGCTCCACCAGTAGAGTTAATAATTCTACATACGATAGACTTACCTGTAATATCTACCGGTTTTTGTTGCTGATTAAGGAACTGAAACTGTATTTGATTGTCTACACCTTTGTGTAGGGTCAGTGGTTTGGCATACTGAGGCATATAACTCCTTGGCGAATATCCTGATAATAGTACAACGATCTGGCGTTGTGTATAAATGAAAACTTGGGTTGAGTACACAAATGTAATCTCCTATTGTGTATTTAGTCATCCATATATATTAATTTATTATTGGTTTGGGAAGGGTGATAAATATATCCGAGACTATAATTTTAATGATACAAAACGAGTTTTTTAAACGCCTAACTGAAAATCACCCCTTCATAACCATTTGTGCCTACGCAAATCAGGATTATGTGGGCATTGTCCAGAACCGTGACGATATCGTCACCACTATATATGACTACGGGGCTATTATAGATAATAACATTAAAGAGAAATTCTTGGAATTAGGAGACGTTTGGTGGTGGGAAAGTAATAGATTAATTCCCATAAATCTGTTCTTAAAAGATGAATGGAGCATCTTTAAACCCTATATTAGAACATTCAATAACAAAAGTCTCACAATACTACACGGTCCTGTATGTAGTATCATTGAATTAAACAAACGTAGAAGCAAACGCCGTAGTATTACACTAGTTAAACGCTTACCCTAATAGGTTCATATGAACAGCAACAAGCCATGAATAACTTATGGCATGACTTTTCTTAAAAGTATACCCATCGGTTCCTTTATCCCACACAGTTTTAGCAATCTCACTCCATCTTTCACCGATCAAATGCTTTTTACCAGGACGAATAACTGCTAAAAACATAGCTAATCTTGTAATACTATCTACTGGTTCTGGCATCTTTTGTAAATTGTAGAACTGATTGTTTAAGTGAATTAGCTTTTCTACAAATATAGGATTTTTTAATTTACTCCAATTGGGTTCATGCATCAACTCTAATAGATGTTGTTCATCACGTACCTGACTATAAACGTGTACATTCAATAGGTCTAGTTTAAAATAACCACGCTTATCTGCAACTGTATAATCTATACTTGCCATATCATTAACTGGATCGTATGGCACATCTGTAATATACACCCCAGTAGCATGTTTACGCATAGGCTTTACATTACGCATTGCGGCAGGAGTATGCTTAATTAATTTTAATAAATCATCTCTTGATCCGAAGTCAATGTCAATATCACTATCTATTCTCATCTTGCTGGTGCCACCAATTCTGCTTTAATTAACTTAGTATACGCTTTTTGAACAACAATAGCTTGTCTTTCGGCATCTTCTACTGCTTTGTGACTTGTACTATGACCACCGTCTTTAAGTTTTACACCCGTAATGTCGTAAATAGTTCTAGTATCTCTAATAGTCCAGAAAGGCCAGGGAATAGGATTAGGCTTGTTGCTTGTTTGTCTAAATGCATTTTCCATAACAACTACGTCAAAGCTCGCACCATTACTCCAAACAGCATCACGATTCCAACAGAACTTATAAAGGGTCTCCATGCACTCTTTAAATGGCACACGTCCCCCGTCTCCCATAGCTTCTTCAAGTGCTTCAGGGCTCTGCTCACTCCACCATCGCAATGTATCTTCATTTATACTTCTCCCGTAAATCTCTGTCTGATCCTCAACTGTAGGGCGTAATTCCAATCGTTCAACTACACCTTGACCTTTAGGATCAAATCTTACTGCGCCAATAGTTAGTATAACACAATCAGGTGTTGTATCTAAACTCTCAATATCTATCATAATGTGATTTGCCATATTACGCCTGTAATGTTTTCCAAATATATTTCTTCTCTAAATAGTCCTGAAACTTTATTGCTTCATCTTCATTATTAAATGCTACACCTTTAATATCATACATATCTTCTAGGTATCTAGCGTAGTCTCCATTAATATCTTGTGCCCAGGTGTGCATTGTAATCCACATGATATCTACTTCTCCACCACTTAATACCCCTGCCATTATTGCAATACCAACTTCTTCACTACCGATATCAGCAAACAATACAGCCAATAGTCTTTTCTTTGTATCAAACTGCCGGATGCTCTGCCATTTAGGCCATGATACTAGAAATTTATTGTTTTGTACAGTGGTTATGGGAAAGGGGGTATTGTTCATTGGAATTTTAATAAAAATATTAGGTACTTCTTTTCGTCAACAATCTCATAACCATCAGTTATGTTACCATTAATAATGTTCATTCTTATACCATATTGTCCTATAAGGTAATCTTCAAAATCATATGCGTCAAACTCTTTGTTCTGTAGCATATATTCTTTGCGTACAAGTTTTAATGCTGCCCAATAATCCCATCGTTTCTTATGCTGTTCTAATTTAGGATCATCGTCATCGTAATCTTGTATGTGAGGTATTGTTGCCATCAACTCCACCTCAACGTAAACATAATGTAATCTCTCTCATATCTAAACTTAAAACTAACTTTATTTGTATCAGTAACACACCATCTACAATGTCTTTTATATTTTCCTACATTGTTTACTAACCATTGTGTCATCTCATTGTATTTGTCAATATGTTCTGCTCTAACTGAACATTCATACCATCCCGGCTTAGTATAAGCCCATCCAAGTTTGTGGTCATAATATTCATCTATTATTGCCATCTTAATAGAAACCATTCTAAATCTTTTTTGTCACGGAACCAAAACTTAGAATTATTCATATACCATCGCATGTCAGGTGTCCATACTCCATCTACTGAAGTTGGTCCTAATGTGTCAACTATCCATGCTTCCATTTCTTTCCATTTAACACTATTCATTGGTTGTACAGTCAAATACTTTTGACCATAAACCGTACCCTCGCTAAAGTCAAAAGAATTCCATCCTAATGCAGACATTAACACCATTGCGTCAATATCTTTAGCCATTTGATCGGCTACTTGATTAATAATTTCTTCTGTTATATTCATCCCCACCTCAACATAAAATAACTAGCATTACTATCATTGTAAAAGGTAAATCTTGCATGTCGTTTCACAATAGGATCATGGCTAAAATTGTCATACTTCTCTTGGTAGTAAGCATAGTCAAAATCAACACCCTGAATATAACCCATGTTTCGTAACTCATGTCCTATTTCCATAGTTCTCTTAGCAGTAATATATAGTATAACATCAGTCACGTGTTAACTCAAATATAATAGCATCACGTTCATCCTTGAAATAGAAATCCATATATTCTTCAGTGGCGTGTGTTTCATATTTGTCTCCGGGTAACCCAAACTTCATCACCGCCCATACACAAGTTCTATTCCACTGATGTATGTCATGACCTATTTGCCATGGTATACGAACTCTAGTACCCACCGGCATTTAATAATTCCTTAACTTGTTTAACATTTGATGGATCACGATTAAACTTTAATGCCCATTGCTCTGGATTAATATAGTCCATAATCATCTTCTGATGGTCATCACGTAATGTACTTAAGAATTGCACACCACTAGAACTTTGATATAACATCCATGGACTAATTCGTCCTCTAGCAATCTCATAACATATATTGTTTGGATTACCGTAACGTAAATAATCCCTGCTTTGAATCTTTTCAGCTTCTGCTTTTTCTATTGTTATTTCAATACTACGATGTATCGCATCTAACGGATCTTCAGTACGCAAATATTCACACAAAAACTTTGTGTAATTAGTATCTTGACGCCAATTGTCAATACGAATTGAATTCTTTAACAACCAATCACTAAATCTACTAACATTGATGCATTTAATCTCTACACAATATAGGCCAAACTTAATAAACGCAAGGTAATAAGGATTCTTAATGAATTCTTCATATGTACGATTCTTTGTGCCTGCAGTATTCTTCTTATAAAACTGTAACCAAGCTTGGAAACCCACACGATTACCTTGACGGTCACGTTCTAACCATCTACGTTTAGGTTCGCATATGTGTTTAAGTACAGTACTTTCACGTTGGAACGTAGCTTTACAGAACTCACATCCATATAGTGATTTAGTTTCCTCGGTCTTTTTCATATTGCTTAATATCTTCCTCAGTCACTAATTGACTAAGAACTTCTATATCCGATTGTTTTAAGTTAGGGTATGTTTCTGCTAGATAGCATTTACGTTTATGTTCTAACACAAATGCTTTAGCAATCTCATCAATATCATCACTATCTACTTTAGGATAAATCTTAGTGTAATATTCTTTAATATCTTTAGTTTTAGCAGGTTCTTTTAATGATGTTACTTTACTACCTAAATGAGGTATCCACTGATGAAATTGTTTACCTAAGTCAGGACTACTAGCACATAACATATACCATTGCAATTTAGGATGCTTCTGTACATATTCATTAAACAAGTATTTGTTAGCATGATAGTCAACACTACGCAAGTAATAACCCTGAACATCGCCTGAACCTTTGATAGCACTCATCCAATGTGTCATCATATAGGGAACAAACTTCTTTTGTTGTTCTTCGGTTAGTCTATCATAATACCCATAATCTTTCTTGTCCATAGCCGTAAGAGCATCAAACAAGTTAAAATCTTGTGCTTCAAACTTTTCATCAACGGGAGTACTCTTTTTAGTTGCCATTATTTCTTCTACGTTTTGATTCCAATGAACTAACTTGAACGAATTCCCAGTCTATCATCGGAATATTATTTACAATCATATCATTTTTCATTTTATTAAACAAGTCTTGTGGTACCCTCTTACTATTTCCCAATTTATCAGTAACAGTAACTTTGCCGGATGATGCTTTACTCCATACTTCTCCACCTTTGTTTTCTGTTTTTTTTCCTATTTCTCTGCGTTGTTCTATGGTCAGTTTACCTAGACTATTTTTATACTTTTCTTGTCGTTGTTCTTTTGTTAAGAGCTTAAAGGTTTTTTCGTAGGATCGTTTACCGGATTCAACCATTTTTTGTTTAGTTTCAGTCGTTCTTTTAGTAACAGCATCTCTTTGTTTTTGTATTGTTTTCTGTGAGGACTTTTTTCCTTTGTTCCACGGCTCCGGCATTGTTTTGCCCCCTCCACCGTTCTCTTCCATTAAGTTTGCCCATTCATCACTTTCTATTACATTCCAAAGTTTACTAAAATGAACTCCCCACTCTTTAACTTCTTCTTTGGTATTACATTCTTTAATCACCTCAGTTAAATGCTCATATCCATGTTTTCTAAGATGTAGTCTCCAATATTTTCCTGAACCCAAATATTTATATGGATCGGATTTTGTAGTTTGACAAAGATATTTCAAGCCGGTAATAGAATGTGTTTTTACACACAAATAGTAAATAATCATGCTGGTGCTCCTATATAGCATTAGAGTAGTTGGGGTTCCTACGCCCGCGAACTACACTAATATTTATATATCAGAAAGCCATTGAATAGTCTACTATTTCACAGTTACGACTAATCTCTTTTACAAAATAAACACATCTAGGTTTAGGACCATCATCTAACGGAACACATAAGAATTGACCGTTCTTCAATCTAGGAGCATACCAGGTTACATCATGGTATATATCTATAATCTCAATCGGCACAAAACTTGGACTGAATGAACTTAATGGATTAAATTCAAATGCATTGAAGCCTCTATCATTGATACTAGTTAAGGGTAATGTTTCTAAATCGCCATGCTCTTGTTCACCAATTAGTATTTGCCAATCAACAGGCATTTTAATAGTACTGTTTCCTATCTTTAATACAAGTGCAGGACTGTTAAATGATTCTAAAAAGATTAATGGGATATAATGATAATCTACGTTTTGTGGATTACTGTTATCTAGTATCGCAAAACGTAGGTCATCAATTTCTTCGGGAAGTGTTTCTAAATTATAGAATTCGTTGTCTAGGGTTAATATACGCATAGTGTTATTATATCACATTCTTATCTATATGTCAATTTTTCTACGTCAAACGGGTAATTGGCCTCTTTATAAAAAGCCTTACGTTGAGTCAAATGCCGTTTAGCAAACTTACAACTACTGGTTATGTCGTAGATTTGTACATGGTCTTTATCTTCTGCTTTGCGAATTCCACGTCCAATACTTTGGATAACCCGAACGAAACTCTTTCCCGGCTCCAACAAAACAAGGTTAAATATCCTAGGTATATTAATGCCAACAGCCGCAACACCATATGTTGCCACAATAATTTTATTACTTGAGGTTGCAACTTCATCATATTCTTCTTTCCTCTCAACCATATTAGTAGCACCGCTGACAAACACACTACCGGGTAATCTACTAACAATCTCTTTTCCTGCATTCACCCTATCAACAAGGATCAATGTATTACCTGTATCATTAATACCGCTAATTAAACTAGCTATCTTATCTAATCGTTCACTATCTTCTAGTAAATGTTTTAATTCGCTTTGATAATTAGTAAACTCTTTACCATCTTGTAATTGCATAATGTTAACGTGACAACGTGCTAATACACCTTGATCCTGTAACTTACTAGCGGATAGTTTACCAATCACATTGCCTAAACTCACGTAAATGCTTTGTGCTTCAAACTTAGCTTTCGGGATAGTTCCTGTTAATCCCCAACGAATGGGCACTTTAGCAAATACACCAGTAAGCAATGTTTTGAGTGCATCTGCTTTTGCCATGTGAACCTCATCAACCATGACACAAACTACACCTTCAATGAAGTCACCAATATCAACTTCTGCTTCACCGGCTTTTGTTTTCTTAAGCATGTTGTTAAGACTTTGCCAAGTACAAATGGTATGTGTCTTATTATATTCTTTACGATCACCGAAGTATACACCAACATCTAATCCTAGATTAATGTAATCTGCTTCTGTTTGTGTTACTAGACTTTTATTTGGAACGATGACAATACTACGACCATACTTCTCAACACTATTAGATAATGCCGCAGTCATCAATGTTTTGCCTGCACCGGTTGCAATTTCTTGTAGTGATTGAGGGTTCTCTAAGAAGTTATTAACAAGTTCAATTTGATAATCACGTAATACTACCGGCTCACCTTCTTTAGGATGACCTTTAGGCCAGCTTTTATTTTTGAATGTATCCTCGGACACTTTGTCAAAAGTAAAGGTTGTTGTGTAATCTCTTAAATCATCTAGTTCAATATCATATCCTGCATTGTCTAGGTAAGGTAGTATTTCAGGTAACAAGTTAATGTATGTACTACCCGCTAAACTAAAATAGCTTACCTTACCATTCCATCTACCTAGTCTTACTGCAGGAAGATAACGTGCACCGGGTATTTCATACTCAAACATTTTCATCAGTGCTTTACGCTCTGATAGTTCAAGACCTTCAATCTTTACATTCACTTCGTCTTTGACGATTATTTTACATTGTTTCATTCTTTTCCAAGTTAACTGGTTGACTGTTCACCACATTGATTATCTTTGCTGTATTAGCATGATCCATATCACTTATCAATTTGAATTTGATTACTACTGGAAACTTATACTTGCTTGTATTATCATGTATCATCATTCTTCCAGAATCATTATAACGTATCCCTGCAATTTCCAATGATTGCTTTAACTCAGTTTTACACTTTATGTTAGTTGACAATCCTATTCCGGACACGGTGACATAATCACATTTGATGTTTTTTAACCAAGGTACAATATCACATATGTTTGACAATTCTACTTTGGGATTATATGAACCAGCAAATCTTTCTTCATCCGTTAGTAAAATAGTTTCATCTATATCTATACCATAGCGTACTAATTCAGCTAATGTTATTAATTCTGTGTTTAATTTAATATGTTGTATAGCGTTATCCAATGCAGAGCTAGTACATGCTATCATATAATTACCGTTAACACAAACTAATGTGGGTGTCCAGTATTTTACATCCTTGTAATACTCTTGTTGATTTAATATTTTCTTAACATTATCGCTATATCTAATTTCAGTGAAGAAAATTACAGTCATACGTAATGCTAGTTTTAGTGAAAAGGTACTCAAATCAGCAATGTAGTATTTATTGATATTATCCCATACAAAACTAGATTGACTGAGTGCCCTAAATGCTGTAATAAATGCTTTATTATAAGGTGTCTTTAGTATGATATTGTCATCTACAATACCTATGTGAGCGGATGTGTATTCATCAGTAGTTTCTACTATAAGTGTTTTCCAAGGAAGGTTTAATAATTCCTTAATAAACATTTGATTTTTCACAAATTGACGTTCATATTTTTCAATAAGTTTATCAACCAAATTTGATTGATTACTAGTGATACGTTGTTTAGATACAGTGATTTTTTCAAGGTTTTGAAGGAAGCGAATATCATACCTACTTAGTCTTAAGTTAGCAACCATGTAGTATATAAGCTGTTCTTTATTATTCAATTCAATCATTTATAAATTATACAACAAATAAAACAAAAAATCAATAAAAAAGGAGAGACCGAAGTCTCTCAAAGTGATTAACGAAGGAACAAAAAACTCTTAACGAAACGGGCTTATTGACATTGCCGTTACGCACACTGCAGGGGTTATGCTTTCATACAAGTTGTCTTAGCAAGATTCTGCCAGTTGCCGGGACTGATCTTAACTAAGTCTGCAATCTTTAAACACATACGCAAGGACACTTCACGCAATTTAGTATGATTGTCCCACATGAAGTTAATCACAGTTTGTGATTGTTCTTCATTAAAATCATAATCCTTGAACAAACCACCATCAGCATCA